TGCCCTTGCCGCGCTTCGAGTAGCGCCCAGGCTCGCCATCGACCTCCCACACGAGGCCCTCGACGCGCACCTGATCGGTCGCGAGCACGTCGGCGCCGTACGGAGCGATGACCTGGCGGCCCTCGACGATGACCCAGCCCTTGCCCTGCTCGAAGGACGTGCGCGGCAGGATGGCGCAGCCGGTGACGTCGTGCTCGGGCGGCGTACCAGCAGGCGCGCTCGAGAGCCGGTCGACCTTGGCCTTCCGGATGACGGTGATGGTGTCGACCCCAGGGTTCTTCGCCATGGCCTAGACCCCCGCGTCGTAGTTGGCGGGGTCGCCCGGGTCGCCGGGATTGAAGAGCGGGATGTCCCAGGACGGGGCCGCGTTCGTGGAGTCGATGTTGACCTGCTGGTCGTCGGAGACGTATAGGGTCGCGGTCGGGGCCACGAGCATGTCGTCGTCGCGCGTGGTCGCCAGGGTGAAGATCACGCCCTCGCCGTCGGCACCGTCCGGGTCGCCGTCGGGGTTGTACTTCGCGATGATGGCGCGCTCGCGCTCGGTGAGGTCCATGAACAGCGCCTGGACGTCGGCCACCCGATCGCCGCCGAGGGGGCCGATGTTGCCCTCCTGGATGACCTGGCCGGGGTTCTCGTACGAGCGCTTGATGACCTGCAGGGCCACCATCTGGACGTCGATCGGCGCCTGGTTCGGGCCAGCCAGCAGGTCCCACTCCGGGATGGTGACCCCGGCGGCGTCGGTGTGCAGGCCGTCATGGCCGCCGATGAAGCAGATCATCTGGCTGGCCTTGTCGATCAGGTCCGCTGCGAAGGCGTCGGCGAGCACCTCGGCCTCGTCGGACTGGGTCCATCGGGCGAGTGTCGGGAGCGTCAGCAGGTCAGCCATGAGCCTAGTGTACCGGACCCTAACAGCAAGCACGCCCGGCGCCGGGCGTCTGGGTCTTGGGTGCTACCCGCAGGGTCACTGGTTTGGTCCGGGCCTACTGCTGACCCTTGTTCGGCTCGACCATCGTAGCGCAGATCGGGGCGCCCTCGCAGCACGAGGACTTGAGCTTGCAGCGGGGGCACAGCCAGCGGTGCCGGGTGCCGTCGTACGGGAAGCCGCAGCCGTCGCACTCGATCATCGGACGAGCATAGCAGGGCCGGAGCCGACAGGCAGGCGTCCCCGCTCCAACGGCTGGCACGGACTCCCACCGTGGGCAGCCCTGCTACGTTCAGGGGGCCTGCCGATCTAGTCCGGCGATCAACCCGGACGACAGGGGAATCGAACCCCGCCCCAAGTGGAGATGGCCGGAGTCGAACCGGCGTGCCCAGGCGCTCCGACGTGCGGCTTTCACCCGGGACGAAACCCAACATCCCCTTGCTCGAAGAGCGTAGCACGCCGTGCCGACCAGTGCACCTCCAACATGTTGGAGACGCAGAACGGCCCCCCTACCGAAGCAGGGGGGCCGTCCTAGGGAACGTCAGGTCAGTCGAGGACCGAGCCGGTGCCCGTGAAGGCGAGCTTCACGATGCGAACGTTCTTGCGGGTGCCGACCGGGACCGGGACCACGTCGGAGCCGTCGCGGTTCTTCATCACGGCGAGCTCGTCCGTGTCGAACTCGCCCTCCTCGATGATCCAGTTGCCGTCGGCGTCGCGCTCGTCGCGGATCTCGTTCATGCCCATGAACGTCGACACCACGCTGCGGTCACGCAGGTAGTTGGCGTCGTAGTCCTGGATCCAGCGCACGGCCACGCCGCGCTTCGAGAGCCCGGAGTTGCCGGTGACCGCACCACGGGGCACGTCAGGCGCGGCGTTGGCGAGCAGGAAGCTCGTGCCGTGCATGTAGTAGCCCTCGTCGGGAGCGAGCCCGTTGTGCTCGACGACCGGCGAGCCGGAGAGCTGGCCGATGACGGCGTCGCGCAGCGCCGGGGTGCCCGCGAGGCCGACCGAGTTGTACTCGGAGAGCCGGTCGCTGGCCCGGAAGGCCGCAGCGATGTCGTTGCCGACCACGAAGACGCGGCCGGAGTACGGCGCGACCTTCTCGCTGTCCATCAGGCGCTTCGCCTCGACGGCGACCTTGTGCGGGTCGACCGCGTCGCCGAAGGTGACGGTGTGCTTGATGCTCGTGGTGCCACGGATCGCCGTGAGCGCCTTGGACTCGACCCGCTCCACGACGGCGGTGACCTGGGGGTCCAGGACGTCGGTCGCGAACTGGATGTCGTCCAGCGTGAAGTGCTCGTCCTCGAGACCGGTGGCCGACACGATGTGCGTGTTCAGCCGGACGGGGAAGTTCCCGCCGGTCTGGAAGATGTCGTCCAGCACGATCGGCCCGGTGCGGCCACGGAAGTCGTAGTCGCGCGCGGTGGCGATGGAGCCGTCACGGAGCTTGAAGTTGACGGTGTCGTTCCGAGCACCGGTGAAGTTCTCCTTGCCCACGATGGTCATGAGCAGCGGGAGCACCAGCTGCTTCTCGACCATGGGAAGGGCGAAGGAGGCCTGCTTCTTGGCCTTGACCTTCTGTACTGCCACGTCTTCCTCCCAAGGTTGCGTTGTCTGGGTCAGCGCGCCCCTCGGGAGCGCTCTGAGACCAGAATACACACGTCCGACTGGTGAGACGGCACTTGACGCGAAAAAAGAAGCCTGCTACCCCCCCGAGAGAGGTAGCAGGCTCCTGATGGGGAGGTCAGCCGAAGACCCGGCCGCCCCCGATGATGCTGTCGGCGACCTTGTCGAAGTCGACCTCGTCGCCACCACGGCCGGACTCCGGGTCGGGGCCGTTGCGGAGGCCCTTGCGCGCGCGCGGGGTCGAGCGGAGCGGGTTCTCCTCGTCCTCGTCGCCCTCGTCGCCGTCGCCGGACTCGATGCCGAAGTCGGCCTTGACGTCGGCCAGGCTCTTCTCGAGGGCCTCGCGGTCCTCGCCCTGGACGTACTTGGCGTACTTCGGGTCCAGGTCGCCGATGACCTCGGCGCGCAGGTCCGCGTGCTCCTTGGCCTTGACCAGGCCGTCGCGCTCGGCGGTGAGGTCCGCGACCTTCTGCGTGAGGCGGTCGATCTGCTTCTGGGCCTCGGCCGGGTTCGCGTTGGCCGCCTGCTCCTTGGCCTCGTCGCGCTCGGTCTCGGCCGTGGCGAGGTCAGCCTTGGCGTCGTCGGCGGCGTCCTGGGCCTTCGCCTCGCCGAGCTTCAGGTTGAAGAGCAGCCGCTTGAGGGTGGTCTTGTTGACGTCCACCTCCTCACCAGACTCGGTCTCCCACGGGGCTCGGAAGTTCTCGAGCGTGCCGATCTTGTCCTGGTGCTTCGTGCTCTTCGCCACGGTGCCTCCTTGGGCCACAGTGCGGACTGCCCCTTGACAGCCCTAGTGGACCTAGGGTATCACGCGGCCCGCAGGCCCTTGTTCGCCTCGTCCCAGGTCAGGTAGTTGCCCGTCTCGCGGAAGTGGTCGTAGCCGCGCCGGAAGCGCAGGGCAGCGTCGCCACCCCCGGCTCCCCACATGCTCCACATGTCGGCGAACTTCTGGGTCCGGCCGAGGATCGCGTCGTCCTTGGAGTACACCGGCTTGATCGAGCAGCCGCAGGAGTCATGGACCTTGGCGTCGCCCGAGCCGGTGAAGCGCGGGTCGCTCATGGAGAACGAGTCCTGCTTGAAGGACCGGTAGGTGATGCCACGGCTCGCCAGCATCGCGCAGAACGCGCACGGGGCGGCCTTCGTGACTCGGACCCAGCCGAGGGCGACCTTGTCCCGCTCGGTGTTGTCGATGACCGTCTGGCGGGCCCCGGCCTGGGCGTGGCGCATGGCTGCGGCCGTCACGGCCTTGGTGGTCGTGATCTTGGCCTGGCGCAAGAGGGCCTGCTGCTGGGCCGGTGAGACGTCCAGGCGCCGGATGTCGGCCGCCTTGTTCATGTAGTCGTACGGGCCGACCAGGAGCAGGCTCTTCGAGACGCCCTGGTCGACCATGCCGAGGGTCGGGGTCGCGCGGAACGAGCCGTTTACACCCTCGAGTTGCCGGAGCGCGCGGTAGTACGCCGCCGAGGAGATCGCGCCGTCGTCGGCGGCCTTGACCAGGCGGGGGACCATGATCGCCAGCCAGCGGTCGACCGAGGACTGCGACTCAGGGTCGACGGCCCGCGAGTACAGCAGGGCGATCATCGCCGCGATCTTGGCCGCCTCGCGGTTCTGCTGCGCCTTGAACTGGTCGGTGAGGGCCTCAGCCGTTGCCACCGGTGCCACCCGGGTTCGCGTTCGGGTCCACGGCCGGGGCCGCCGGGGCCGGAGGCTGCGGAGTGGTCTCGGCGGCGAGCTCGGCGATCAGCTTCTCGAGCGAGCCGTCGGCCACGAGCTCCTTCGCGCGCTGGACGTCGTCGTCGGTCCAGCCGGGGATCCGCTCCCACAGCATCTCGACGGGGACGTTCAACTGCTGGGCGAGGAGGCCGAGGGACTGGGCGGCCTGGGCCATGGAGCCCGACTCGGTGTCCTTCCAGCGCACACGGAGGTCCCAGGCGGCAGCCGTGACGAAGTCGCCCTCGGCCATGGCGGCCAGGCGGGCCATCTGCTCGTGGAACGACCCGGCGTTGGTCCGGAAGTCGAAGCCACGGCGCTGCAGGCCCTCGGTCGCGGCGGCCAGAGCCTCGGCCTGCAGGTTGCTCGAGAGGCCGAGGAGGTGGTGCGGAGGCATCTGGGCGATGGCCGAGAGCATCCGGAGGTCGTGGTCGGTGGCCGCGATCTGGGGCTCGACGGAGCCCGCCGGGAGCACGCCGAACTTGGTGTTCTCGTTCGTGCTGACCAGCAGATCCTC